CATGTTGGCATCAACCCAGTCGATAGCTGTATCGGCTAGAGTAAAGATACCGCGAGTAGCTACAGGTACAGCTTGTCCAGAAAGAACAGCTTGTAGTTCGGCTCTCTTGATTGGATTATAGAGCAACTTCTCACCGTTTTCATCAGTGAGTAGTGTTTGATTAAGCGTAATACCAAGAACAGGAGCGCCTGTGGTAGCCGCAGTGAAAGTTAGAGGTACAGAAGGATACTGAGCAGCGCCCAAGAAGGGATAATCAGTTTTTCCTAGAACTGCATCATTAGTAGCATAGGTAATTGGATCAAGATCCAAGTTACCAGCAGATACTTTGACGAAAACACCAGCAGAGCCATTGCCATTTGTGGATGGCAAAGTATCAACTGTGTCGCTGGCGAATAGATTTACAACATCATATTCGCTATATTGTCTGAATGGGTATAATCTTAGTGACATATACTTTAAAATTTAATTGTTATGTTATCTTTACTAAAAGCTTTACTTAACTTTTCCTTCCAAGACCCCTTACCTTCAGTTGGATTAAGATTTTGAGCAGGGATAGAAGACTCTTCTGGCTTTGCGTTTGCTAAAGCTGTTTCAACGGCAACTGATTTTTCAGCAGTCTCCTTTGTAACACTAGCTTGAGCCTTTACTTCACCTAGTCTCTTAGCCAACTCGGCTTCAAGACGATCTTGGAAAGCTTTATCTTGTTCAGATTTGAAAGCTTTGCTCTTGTGTCTATAAACAACAGCAAGCTTTTCTTTATATGAAGCGAAAGCTTCATCACTCTTATCTAGACCACCAATCTCTTTAGCTAAGAAATTACGATCAATTTCATCAAGATCGTATTCAGAATCAAGATTGGACATTCTAGAATTAAAAATCTCTTGAGCAGCTTGGGCGCTCAATGTATTCTCAAGTTCGCCAAGTCTAGCTAAAGTTTCATTTAGCTTATTATTATTCTCTTCAAGTTCTTTTTGAACCTTTTCGGCTTGAGCTATAGCTTCAAGCTTCGCGGTTTCAGCAGAAGCTATTTCAGCCTTAACTTCTTCATTTTTGAGTTTAATGCGTTCTGCGATTTCAGCAGAAATAGAAGCAACAGCTTCTTCGCTAAATTTGGCAGTATCTTGCTTTTCAGCAAGAACTGTCTTTAATGCGGATAGTATTTGTTCTAAATCCATAGTTTTAGTTTTGGTATTATTTACAGTCTGTTTTTGATCTTGTGAAAAATTTTTATCTTTTATCTTTAATAAATCTAGTGTATTTACTTCTATTGATTCTGCTTCGGTCTCTTCATTGTCATCTTCTGATTCGTCTTCTTCATTATCTATAGAATTGTCAGAAGTTCCATCATCAATTATAACCCCTTGAACATCTGCTGCTGGATTAGTAGTAAATCCTATACCTAAAGGATATATTCTTCCTGTAACTAAACGATATACAGGAGTACCATCATTCATATAGCCATTACCATCAAAACCTCTTAGATATTTCTTAAATTCTATTAATTGTTTTTGATCTGTAATAATCTCGGCATCTTTTAAATTATCGCTGCCAACTGCAACTACATACTCGTTGAATCCTATTTCCCAACTTGCACTAATTCTTCTAAATAAATTAGATTCTGGATCATTAGAATCTACCAAAGCGTCAGCAAAGTCTCTATCAACAGTTTTATATACAACTGCCGCCAAAGCTATATTAAATGGATCTAAAGTTCCTCTTACTTGATCGTCAGTCAATATTTGATTTTCGCCATAAGAAGCAAAAGCTGAATTTACAATATGTCCAACGACTCTTTGTTTCTTATGTTCAATATTTGTAGGCTTATGTATGAAATATTTTTTAAAGGCAATAGCAGTATTCGTATCAATACCATCACCATTCTTATTAAATTTGTTAACAAGAGCAGCATTAAAAGCTGCCCCGACAAGATCTACATTCTTATCTAAATTAACAGATTTAGGGATTAAAGTTTTTAAAGAATCAAGAGAAGCTTCTGACAGCAAAACGTTCTGATCAAAATTTAACGAAGCTGTTACTATATTTTCAAAAGTTGTTCTATACTTAAACATATAATTAAATTTTACACAGAATACTTAGTGCTGTGATATAATAAACCAGCAGAATATGTGTCTAATTGATGTTCAGAAGATACAATTTGTATCTCATTTAAGATGCCTAATTTATCTAATTGATTAGGATCGTTTAAAACTTTTCCAACAACTTCATTCCATGTAGAACTTTCGCAACCAACTATAATAGCTTCACTGATTCCAGTGGCTAATTGTTTTTGTTCAACATTCAATGACTTTTTATTATATTTTTTCTTTAATGCTGTCTCGACTATAGCGTATAGTTTTTTGGTTTCATCTAATACTTTAGCGATTGCATCTTTGGCAAATACGCTTGCTTTTGTTGTCCCAACTGGACGACCTCTTTCGTTAGGCGTTTTAACTTTTGGAATTGGACCAGCAGCAGCACCAGTTGGTATTGCTGGAGGAATCATTGGTACGCCTCCAACAATAGGATTATAATACCCTTTTTCGCGATCTGCCACAAACCTCTCTTGTGCAGCAGCCAATTCTTCGGTAGTTGGATAAATACCTGTTTCGATAACCTTTAAACCTTCTTCTGGAGGTAATATACCAAGCTCCATCATGCGTGTTACTACTCTATTAAACTGAGTTTCATCTTTAATAGACACTTCTTCGAATTTAGCTTTTGGACATTTTCCTTTAAATCCAAGATTCTTAAATATTTGTTCAAGTTCTGGCTGTAAAAAGTCATTTAAGAAAGCATTTCTAGCCTCCTTTAATCTTTCGAAAAATACTTGAGCTTTTACAGTAGTGTTTGAAAACTTTTCTGATCCAATTAAGATGTTTTGCAATCCTTCTTTTATATCTTCATTAACAATCTTATATTTTTCATAACCCAATACTTTATTTAAATCAGGAATAATAAATTCAGCTTTTGTAGTATAATCAGCAACAAGAACACGACCAACAGATTGATTGTTAAGCAATGATTGCATTGCTTTTATGTTTTTATGATTGATGCCGCCCTTGCTAGGTTCAGTTCCTAAAGTAATTAATAGAATAACGTTTTCAATTGTGCGGCAAATAGCTTGATCAATTTTTTTCATTTCAAGCTTAAAATTGATATCATCTAAAACAGGAAAGCCAAATGGAATAGCGAAAGGTTCGTAATCCTGTTTCTTATAAAAAGAATAAATAACATTAGTAGGATCAAGCTGAATCTTCAAACCGTCTCTAGCCCATTGACCATTTCTAATCTTATCTTTTGTTTGCTCATCCAACTGATCAAAAATCATTTTATCCTGATCGTTTTTTGGAGTTCGAAGTCTTTCTAATTCATATTCAGAAAGAACTTTTTGATATAACATTGATTTCCAAGAACTAGTTCTATTAACTGTTACATAATAAGGATTCAATAATGTATATTGAATGGGTATAGAATTTTTAACGTTATAATTAGTAGGATAATTAAGCAAACTTACGTCTGTTGTATATGATTGACCATCATAATTTGCGTATGTTTCTAAAATCTTTTGAAAGTCATCAATTTCAAATTTAGCATTTATCTTATAAAAGAATATATTGCCGCTGCGATAATATTCGCGAAAGTATTGGTCTTTAACATTCCAAAGCTTTACATACTTCATCCATTTGCTAAAGAAATCTTTAGCTTTTTGAGAGCCGCCTTCTAAATAAATCTCTGCATTGGCAAATTCAGACATGATATCAACAGCGTTTCTAAAAATAGCCACATTAGCATAAGCCTTTTGACATAATTCAATTGCGTCACGAATATTATATCCATTAATAGAACTCTCAAAAGGCAATAAACCTTCACGAATATTACCATACTTATAGATTTTAGGCCCAATGTATGCCAAATTTCTACGAATGTCTGTCGAGCCTTCTTCTGAGGTTCTTTCGTAATTAGCTTTTGAAGTGTGGGTATAAAATGGGTCGCCTACTAAAGCGGGTTCAGAATTATCACCCTTAAGAATATCTTCAAGTGGAGCTTTATTATCAGAATTGTTTTGTCCGCTGGATAATTGCTTCCAATAGTCTGATCGTTTTGTATATTTGCGACTCATATTAATAATAGTTACACATTGTAACTTTCAAAGTGACTTTTTAACTTTATTAAGCTATAAACATTGGCGTAAAAGTTTCCATTACATCATCTACTTGAGTATTATTCATATCAAAATACACTTTAGTCAACCAATTCCCTAAAACTAAAGCTGAATAACTATCTTTTCTAGGTTTATCTGGACCTGATTTACGTTTTAGATTTGCAGGTAAATCAAAATTTTGAAGACCCTGCGCTGATGTTGTAATTTGTATGAGAGCGCATTCTGTTTTAGTCAACAAAATCATATCTGACAAATGCTCTACAAAATCAATCATTTTAGCTTCTTCATTTTCTTTTTCTGAATCTATGACATTTGAAAATTTGAGATCAGATATACCAATACGTTTTCTAGTTTGACTTCTGAAGTTATCATCAATAGCTCGACTAGCAAAAAATATACGCCTATGATCAAAATTAGCTTGCAAAAGCTCGTTTGCCAATCGAATCCATCCTGAAGTTGGTTTTCTTAGAAAAACGTATTTAAATTCAGATTTATTATATTCTGATTTTGCAGCATATAGATTTTGACCATACTCTTCAGGTCTTTCAAACTCTGTATTCATAGATTTTAAATTGATTTTTGCATCTTTAAAGAGTTCGCTTTCATTACAAGAATTCATGAACTGTACGCCACCGTTATAATCCATACAAACAGCCACAACATTAAAATTCTGTAGTATATATAAGAAATATTTTATATGATCTTTCAAAGATGATCCAGAAAGAGCGTAAGAATGAACCAGTGTGGCAATTTGCTTTTCTTTATTAATCTTTAATACTTGAATAGCAAAATCGTCAGAAGATTCAGTCTCTGACCAAGAAGGGTCAACTGCTAATATATATTCATCTTCTGTTTGACCAATAACCTCGACTGCTGGCGACTCACCATCAGGTACTGTACATAGGGCCATCTTAGATATTTTAAAATAACCAGAACTATCATCAGTAAATTGTGCGCCAAACTCTCTAAGGAACTGAGATTCACTCATTGTCGCTTTGGCTTGATTAATAAGATTCTGATCGTAAAGCTGTTGAGGAGCGCAATCATATGAGAATTGCATAACACAACGACGAGTTGTGTCTTTACTTTTAGGATTAGCTATTAAATTTTCGTATTGCTCAAATAGTTTATATAGATATTCAAATTTGAAAGATGCAGATGATAATGCAATCAATTTATTGTTAGGCCATTGATATCTTTCTTCTTCTTTCATCTCGCCGCGCTCAATAAGTTGCGTTTCTAAATTATAAAGTTCTTCACGCTGCGTAGGATTCTGAACTACCGACAAGAATGGAACTATTACCTCATTATAAATACGTTCGGGCATCAATAAAAATTCGTCAATAATAATACGATGAAAGCGAAAACCACGAAGCTTTTCGCCATCACCTAAAGGCAATGCGCGAATGCGGCTTTTACCAATTTCCATAACCCATTCGTCATTAGATTTGGAAACATGAGTAATACATTGTTTTAAAAGATAAGCTTCAGGCTTGGCAGCAATATCTTCTATCTTTTTAAATATCATTTTTGACTGACGAAATGAACGGGACAATATTCCTGTTTCAATTCCTTGATTTAAAATAGCATCAAGCACAGCATAAATACCAGTAGTATAAGATTTACTCATACCACGCGACCAAACCCCTAAAAAATAATCACTTTCCAACATGCCTTTAATAGCCATGTGTTGGAAAGGGAATAATTTAACACCAGTAATTAAATCAGTTGAAAACGTGATGTTGTTGCGTAGAAATTGATAGAACAAAAGTTTAGCTTCTCTTTCTTCCAGAAAACCTTCTTTTTTTAGAAGCTCTTCATTGGATATAAGATAGTTCTTTCGTTCTTTTTGATTGCCTGTTTCCCAACTCATTGTCTAAATAGTATTGTAAATCTACCTGCCAAAGCGATTTACCATGATATAATAGTTTAGGTATAATCTCTAAAGATTTATTTCTGCTGCCAGTAAATACAAACTGAATATGTCTAGGATATTTATGACTTAGATTACGCATGTTATGAAAAACATATTCTAAATTTGTTTTACGATTATATTTTTTTTGATTATATATTATATCACTAATACTTGATTCTATTACGACATACAAGTACGAATCAAGTTCTACAGCTTTTATCAATTCTCTTTCAAATCGATCTATTCCAGAAGCCATGGTTCCAAGAAAGTCAGATTCACTTTTTCTATCAACAAATGTGTTAGTAAAATGATTCTTATCGTCTATTAGATAATCTCCAACTATTATTTTTTCTATTTTATATTTAGAAAATTCTAAAGCGTCTTGCTCTCTTGTATCTATTAATATAGGAAGATCTGATACATCTACAGAATTGAACGCTTGTGGTAAACATTTATTATATAATGGTTCTGCATTTAATAATCTACAAGCTCCATTATAAGATGAGAAATGTTTTTTATATATATTTATATCTGGCATTCCTAATGTTAAAAGCTCATTATGAAAAGGCGCATAGTAATATTTTTTTTCATTCATTCTTTTTTGCAATAGTTCGATGCATTTTATTTTTACTATTTCTGCATTTGTTGAGCTTTCCCATTTAAGGAACTCCGAATAATCTAAAAATTCAGTACTAAAATACTGTTTTCTATTTTTAAATGGTATCTGTTGTTTATAAA